ACCCCCTTTTTTTATATCTCTTCGGATAATCTGTATCCTTCTTTTGTTATCTTATACTGTGTATCATAACGGAGCAATCTGGTAATTTCCTGTTCCATAACTTCTACAGCATTAAATGTAGGAATAAAAATTTCTCTCTTCAGTTCATTAATAGAATTTTCGTATTCTCTATTAGTGACTTTTGTCAAATCACTTACGGTTGCAGTTCTATATGTAACTGATCGTCCTGTTAAATCGCCAGTGTTGGTGTCATATGTTTCTGTAGTGGAATAGACATATATATACTCCCAGTTTTTCTCTAGACTAGATGCGCCAGTTATTTTTAGAACTGCGTTTTTATTTCCAGCTCCAACGGTAACCAAGTCTCCTACGTTATAACCAACTCCATTTTCACCTGTAGCATCTGAAATTTCTGCTGCAGTAATTCCACCAGAAGAAACTGATGTGATATCTATTTGAAGATCTTTTCCAACACTAATAGTAGGTATACTATTTCCGACAGAGTATCCAGAACCTGGATTAATGACATCAAATGATGAAACTATACCACCAGTCTGATCTCTAATTTTTGGGTAGTATGTTACTAGATTTTGGTCTGCTCTATTTTGAAATACTTCTACGATAACTCCTCGTTCGAGTACAACATTACCATCAATATCCTTAATCTCATTTGTCTCCCAGTGTCTAGGTTTATCTGCTAGATCTCCATATACTTCTTCAATGTGTTTATCTAACTCGTCACTAGCTAGAGGCCATTGAGTTTGCATATCAAGTATGTTGTTCAATAATAAAATTGCCCAATAATAACCGCCGTCACCTAGTTTATCGTATGCGATGGAGTCTGGAGTTTCACCTGGTGTTATAGTGTATTGTTTTGAAGAAGCATAGATTGCGTTAAAACTATCTCTAGTTCTTACTCTTCTAAAAAGATTTTTAGAAAGTTTAAACTTTCCACGTTCTTTAAAGTCTGGATATAGAAAATCTGGTGTTGCTGTAAAAAACATTTTTAGTATCCTTGTTTTACTAGATCGCTAGTTATAATTTCCATCTCACCGAATGATAATGTTAGGTTGTAAGCAACCGGATATGGATTATCTTCCGAAACCATATGTGTTGCCCAAACATTATCTGGAGTAAATTGAACTTGGATATCTTTACATACACAACTCTTAAGTTTTGGTAGTGAAGTTATCTCTTCCCCCTTTGTTCTCCAAGTGATATCAAAAACTTTTGGTACGGTCAACCATCTATCTGTACCAGAACCAAATCCAGAACCACCGCCATCATTAAATGAATCATTTTTATTTGGTAGAACAGACTCTCTTAGTTTTCTAATTATACTATGAATCGATGCTTGTTCACCAGCATTTCTTGGAACTAGTTTCCAATTAAAATCAAATTGTCTCAGACCAATACCACTAAACACCTGTTCCATGTAAGGGTTTGCAACCTTACCATTAATATTTTGTGTTATTGCATTAGGATCTGCTCCAGTTTTTTTAATTAAATCAAGTAACTTTCCAACTGCGCCTCCTGATGCAAGTTTTTGAATACTTTCAGTTACTTCTGAAGCTGCTTCATCGCCACTTAATCCTTTAAAAACTTCTGGTCCGAACTTACCCAACACACCAACTGCTTGGTCAGACCATTGAGGATTATCTTTAAAAGATAAATCTTCAGGAATTGGCAATAGTATAGTATTTTCCCTGTTTAAAACAGCTGATGTAAATGACATGAATGGTGAGTTAAGTCCAAATGGAAAGAAACTATCTAGTCCTCCTGATCTTGGAGTACTAGGAGTTTCTGTAGCACTTGGTGAGTTAGCCGTTGCACTTGGTTTAAAATTGGATATATCAAGTTGCATATAATCATACGTATCGACCAAGTTAGAAGGCCAATATAAATTATTTGAGTTTAAGCCTGGGGATCCCCCATATTCTCTTCTGCTCATAAATATTTGTATGACATTTTCCTATAGCTATATATGAATACTTTAAAGGGAAAATTTTCTCCCAAAAATATTAAAAAATATCGTGGTGATCATAGATCTATTATTTATAGGTCATCATGGGAACTTAAGTTTATGAAATACTGTGACATGAATAGAAGTATTCTGGAATGGGGTAGTGAGGAGATTGTAATTCCATATAGATCTCCGCTAGACGGTAAAGTTCATAGATACTTTGTTGACTTTTATATTAAAGTTCAAGATGTTAACAACAATATCCAGAAGTATCTTATTGAAGTGAAACCAAAAAAACAAACTAGAGAACCCAAGGTTCAAAAGAAGGTGACTAAAAGATACATCAATGAAGTTACTGAGTACGCAAAAAATCAAGCTAAGTGGAAAGCTGCTCAGGAGTTTTGTGAAGATAGAAATTATAAGTTCATGTTAATCACAGAAGACGAACTTAAGGTATGAGTATCTTTCAAGAGATAACAGATTTAGCAGGAGGAGAACCAAGGTCCTACTCTTGGTATAGGGATGCCGTTAGGATGCATTTCCAACGGTCTGATTTATATTCAGACATGACACAGATGGAAGAAACTATGGTTCCTTCTGCTGGTGATCTTTATCTTTTTGAGTATAAGGCAACGTATGCAAGGAAGTTAAAATTCTATGATGAGTTTCCTCTAGTATATGTGTTGAGTGGCGGACCTAAATTTTATGGTGCTAACCTACATTATCTTCGTTACAGATCTAGAATGAATGTAATACTTGGTCTTGAAAAAGGTAGCGTTAGATTTCCTACACAGTGTTACCACAATTATGTCATCGAAGGATTAGAAACTCCGATGTACAAAATAAATAGAGAAGATTATAAAACAGCTATCTTTCTTCCCGTTGAGAATTTTGTTTCAAGAAGGAAAGGTATGTATCAACAATACAGTAAATCAGCCGTCTGGGGAGAAACATCTCAATGAGTATTAAAGGAATAGAAGAAGAAATGTCGAACTACGCTGAATTTAAGAGCGCAGTTCAAAAATATGGTTTCAGTCTAAACAATTTTTATGATATTAAATTTGAGATTACTGAAGCTGTACCATTGCACAATCAATTAGTTGCCAATAATTTAATTGACTTGAAATCAAATCGCAATTTGATGCGATTATATACTGATGAAGCAACTCTACCTGGTTTGCAATTATCGACATCAGAGTATAGAGTTACTAATACTCCTACTCTGAAGTATGTATACGGTGCAGTTTTTAGTGAAGCAACATTTTCATTTATCATGGATGCCGATGCTACTATTAAAAGTATCTTTGATGTATGGACTAACTGGATTTATGGTTATAGTTTAGATATGAATAGTGGTAATAATATAGCAGATATCTTACAATTAAGAGATGTCTCCACACGTAATAAATTTAGAACTAGATATAGAGATGATTATGCAATTGACATTACTATAATAAAATATGAAAGAGCAATGAGTAGTGATAAGAATAGTAATGTGAGAGAGAAACCTTCATTTTCTCTAAGAGATATTATTCCAGATTCTACTTCTTCGGTTCAAGGATCAAAATTTTACAAAGCAATACCAGTTTATGCTGTCAAGTTATTTAAAGCTTTTCCAGCAAATATTTCTTCTATTGCTTTGAACTCTGGAACTTCCGAGTTATCTAAACTATCAGTTGGTTTTGAATATGAAACTTATACAACTACGGCTCTTAACGCTGGTAGAGCAACCAATTGGATAGACACAGTTAATGATGGCACTGGTGACAGAGCGTTTGACATTTTTAATCTATTCTAGGTCTATAAATAATTTGAGTTAGTATTCCTATATTATAAGGAGTTATTATGCCTTTACCAAAGCTTTCTGCGCCTACATATGAGTTGGTTGTTCCTTCAACTGGTAAAAAGATTAAGTATAGACCTTTCCTAGTGAAAGAAGAAAAAATTCTTCTTCTTGCCATGGAAACTGAAGATGAAAAACAGATGGCGAATGCTGTGAAGACAATTCTTTCTAACTGTATTTTGACTTCTAGATTTAAAGTTGATACTCTTTCGTTATTTGATATTGAGTATATTTTTCTAAACATTAGAGGTAAATCTGTTGGTGAAACTGTTGAGTTAAATATTATTTGTCCTGATGATGGCGAGTCAACAGTTCCAGTAGTTATTGATCTTGATGACATCCAAGTCAAGAAGTCTGATGATCATGATAACATCATTAAAATGAATGATGATGTCTCTGTTGTCATGAAGTATCCAAGTATGGATCTGTTTATTAAAAACAACATGAAAGAATCTACGTCTGAGGTTGATGATGTATTTGAAATTGCATCGATGTGTATTGATCAGATTGTAGAAGGTGAAGAAGTATATGAATCTTCAAACTTTAGTAAGAAAGAGATCTTAGAATTTCTTGAGGGTATGGACACTAAACAGTTCATTAGTATCCAGAAATTCTTCGAGACCATGCCTAAATTATCACATACAGTTACGGTAAAAAATCCAAATACTAAAGTTGAAAGTGAGGTTGTTATTGAGGGATTAGCAAGTTTTTTCGCGTAGCCCTATCACATGAGTCTCTAGAAAATTTCTTCAGAGTAAACTTTGCAATGATGCAACATCATAAGTACAGTTTAACTGAGTTAGAAAATATGATTCCTTGGGAACGAGAGATTTATGTGACGATGTTGGTTGAATACATTAAGGAAGAAAACGAACGTCAAAAGAATCAACAGTAATATGCCAGCACCACTCGCCGCACTAGGAGGAATATTTGCTAAAGGGGCTCTCGCCGGAGGTAGGGCAGCAGCGATGGGTGCTGCTAAACAGACAATAACTGGTGGTATAAGAGAAGGTGTTCGAGGAGCAGCAAGAGGTGCTGTAAAGAGAACTCTTGGTGGTAGAAAAGGTAAGATGAAATCCTTATTGAGAGAAGGGGAATCGGGTACAGTTAAAGGTGGTGGTGGAGGAGCAATTGTTCCTAGGGGAGGTGCTCTAGTTCCTGCCATTAATACGTCAGCAATTGTTCCTGCACCAAAGAGTGAAACAGTAGTAGCAAAAAAATCTAGTAGTGGTGATGACGGAGATGCGGCAATTATTTCATCTCTAGATAATATAAAATCTTTACTGGAACAGATAATAAGTATTGAAGAGGAAGAACAGAAAAATATAAAGGATAGAATTCTTTCTGCATCAAGAGAGAAAGAAAGAGCATCTAGAGATGCAGAACAAGAAAAACAAGAAGAAGATAGAGTAAGAAGAGCTAGAAAAAAACCAGAAAGTCCTATAGTAAAAGGTGCTAAAAAGGCAGTTAAAGGAATCTGGGGTTTAATAAGTGACTTCGTAAAAGACTTTATTCTATATAAGATATTAGATTGGTTTGGCGATCCAAAGAATAAAAAGAATGTACAAAGAATCGTAGAATTTTTTCAAGGTGCAGTAAAATTCTTTGGTGCAGTTTTTAGTTTTATTGGTGGTCAGTTAGGGAGAATGATTGCTGTTATAGGCCCAGCGTTGAAAATATTTGGCGCTTTTTTAACACCTTTATTGGATTTAATCACACTAAAATGGTTAACTAATCCCGAAGAGTTTCTTAAAAATATATTAAACATACCAAAAATATTATTTGAAACTATACCAGAACTTTTTAAGGCTCTAGCAAACTTTATTACATTTGGATTGTTTGAGAATCTTGGTAAATGGGTTGGTGATATTATATCTAATTTTAATCCACTAAAATTATTAGGATTTGGTAAAGAAGAAACTGAAGAAACTTCTACTACTTCGGAAGGAGAGACTCAACAAAAACCACCACAAGAAAAGAAAACAGGTGGTGGCGGCGGTGTAATGTCCATGTTGAATCCAATGAATTGGTTCGGCGGTGGAGATAAACAGACAGTAGATACAGAGTCACTGCCAAAATTAAAAGAAGGTGGTATTGTTTCTCCTCCAGCTGGAGCTAATGGTGCTAAAGGTACTGATGGATCTTCTGGATCTGATGGATCTTCTGGATCTGATGGTATAGATGGTGCTAAAGGTACTGATGGATCTTCTGGATCTGATGGTATAGATGGTGCTAAAGGTACTGATGATAAATCACTTACTCAGGGTAGTGTAACTGTACATCCTTTAGAAAAAATAGTTGATGTAGCTGGAATATCTGAGAACTTAACTAAGGCAATGAAACCATTCATGGATATGATGGTTGCGCCATTTAAAATTATTGGTACTGCCATTGTTGGATTGATATTAAAAACTGTTAGTAAAATTCCATTTGTTGGCAACATTATAGAACCTATCATAAGAATGGCTGCATCTACATTCGGTGTACCGACAAATGTATTGACGCAATTAAAAACTCAGACAAGAGAAGATAGAGAAATAAAAGAGGTTGATAAAGAAAAACTATTAGAAAAGTTCTCGGAAAGTATTAAGAACGTTAAAGAGTCTGTTGAGATCGCAAAGAAAGAAGGTGGGGGTAATGTATTTCAATCTTTCTTCAGTGGTGCTGGTCAGGTGATGGGTGGTATTGGTAATTTCTTGGGTAATTTAATTTCTGCACCAGCGCAGGCTTCATTGAGATCTCCTAGTAGTGGATCTGGTGTTACTAGTGGAGGTGGAAATAGTTCACCACCAATGCAGTCCTTTGCTTCTCACGCTGATGCAGGTGCTGCTGGAGTAACACAGTATAGTAATACTGAAACTGGAAAGTCTTATCAAAAAAATGAAGATGGAACTGGTTGGTCTGAAATGGCTGCTGCATCATCTCCATCTCCAAGTCTCGCAGCGGCCGCTGAATCTTTGAGAGGAATGTCTAGTGCTTCTGGTCCTGATGGTGGTGCTAATGGTTGCGTGTGGGCAGTTAATAAAGTATATGAGAAAGCAGGAATTACACCACCATGGGGTTCATCATTATATGTACCTACAGCTGAAAAAGATATGATTGGTACTGGTTATGCCCAAGTTTCATATGATCAACGTCAACCAGGTGATGTTATGGTCATGTATGATAGAAAAACACCACCTCAAGCGCATATTGGAGTTGTTCTTGCTAATGGAAATGTTCTTTCCAATTCTTCTGGTAAAGCATCATTTAGTTGGGAAGCTAGTCCTCAAGGATATAATAATTATTATGGTAGTCAAGGTAAAATTTATAGAAGACCAAATGCTGACATTAATGCACCAAATATTGCAACAGATCTTAAACAAAACAAAAATCCTGCAGCTAGTATAGTTCCCACTGCTTCAGCTTCTGGTAGTGCTTTACAATCAACGCAACAAGAAAGTTTACAGTTACAATCATCAGCTAAAACATCTTCTAGTGCTACTCCAACCATTGTTGATTTAGGTGGAGGTCAAGATAAATCTTCATTCCAATCAACAACTCAAACAACCCAGTCTCTTGGTGGGACTTTACCTGCCAATGGATTATGGGCAGTTTTCAAAACAAATCTCTAGTTAAATGTCAGACTTAAACGCAATTGCTCACGGTGTTGATTCTGAGACTGGGGAATACCTAACTCCCCAGGAAAGAAAATCTTTATTTAAAAAAGGTAAGATGAAGTCCAACATTAATGTTGGGGCATTTCGTAGTGGAGTTGCTGGTAATCAGAAATCTGGAGATGGAGGAGTCGGTGGCGGTATAGTAAGAATAACTCCGGTGCCGGTGCAAGATACTAGTGCGATAGTTTCTTCAGAAAAGGGTACGGTAGAAAAGAAAGAATCAGAACCTAAAAGAGATTACACTAAGATAAGAGAAAAATTTATTGAAGTTGAATCTGTATTTAAGAAACTAGTAACAGTAAAGAGTGAGAAGAAAAGACTACACGAAAAATACTTAGATTCTGTACAACCAACACCAAAGACAAGGACTACTAAAAAAGAAAGTGGTCCAATGCCAATGGGCAAAACAATCAATAAAGGTATTGCTAAGGCATCCTTTAATGTCTTTGGTATGCTTGGTGATCTTCTACAGTATTATGTTTTGTCATGGATAGGAGATCCAAAAAATAAAAAGATAGTAGAGACATTCACTACTATCTTTAAGCATGTTGCATCATTTTTTAATTGGTTTGTAACTGGTGTAGTAGATAATTTGCTGACTGGTTTTGCCGAGCTTGTTGGCGGCGATAGCATGTTAGAAAAAATAGGTGGGTTTTTTAAACTCGTTCTTGGTGTTGTTGGTTTGCGATGGTTACTAAATCCACTTAAAATATTAAAAGATCTAAAAAATATATTTA